GTGTTAAACCATTCCATAAATTTAGGGTCATAAGAAAGGTAGGCTTCAACGACGCTACGAAAAAACTTAGCACCGTTAAAGCCATCATTTTTAAGACGAACAATTAATTCAACAGAATTTTCTACTCTTTCGTAAAAAACAATCAATTTAAATATTGATTTATCTATTACTTTTCTTGGTCGCTTAGCTTGTTCCATCAACTTCTCTTTAGAATATGAGTGTCACTTTCTCTCGCGCCAGAGGAGGTTTGTCTGATAAAACGAGCTTTAGACCATAGTTCATTAATAGTTCTTGCTCCACTGTAAGAAAAGCCAGAGCGAATACCATTTTCAACCTGCTCAATAATAGCATTTGTCTCCCCCTTATATTGGATGATTGTGGAGATTCCTTCAAGAGAAGATGTTTTACCTCTCCAATCCATTTGTGCGTCTTTTGAAGCCATACCACGATAAGTTTTTGAAGCTTCCCCTGTCCTTGCGCTAACATAGACTTCACCTGGAGTTTTAGAGCTTCCAGCGAGAACTGAACCCAGCATACAGAAATCAGCACCCACGCCAAGAGCCTTAACAATATCACCAGAGTTTCTAATACCACCGTCCGCAATAACCGCAACATTATAAGGTGTCCTCGCACAATCTATAACAGAATCCAAAGAAGGAACTCCGTGACCAGTTTGAATACGAGTAGAGCAAATGCTACCACCCCCAATACCGACACGAATTGAATTAGCACCCCAAGAAGCCAGATTGTTAAATCCGTCAATCGTCGCAACGTTTCCAGCCATAAGGTGCGGACCATCGCCTAACTTCTCCCTAAGAGTAATTAGGGCATTTTTCATCAAAACGTGGTCACCGTGGGCAACATCTAAACAAAGAATTTTAACATTTGATTCTACTAAGGCTGTTGCTCTTTCAATATAATCGCCTGTAATTCCAATAGCACATCCAAACTTGTTTGAACCAATTTCTTCGTAAATTGTATTGGCTATTTCACACTGTCTTTCAATAGTATTATATCTATGAACAATTCCAAGACCACCCATTTTACCAATTAGAATAGCCATTTGGTCTTCTGTGACTGTATCCATAGGAGAAGAAATAACAGGAAGGTTAAACCATAGACCTCTTTCTTCATCCAACCAATTCCCAATATTTACTTCTTTACGACTTTGAATATCGCTATATTGAGGAACCATCAATACATCATCATAAGTTAGGGCTTCACGGAACATTAATCCTCCACTTCGTTCGCAACCTTTACAAGATAATCTAATACTGCTTGGTCGTCAACATAGTAATTGTCCCCTGCTGGAAATCCATTACCAAGAAGCTGCATGATCCTTAAATGTGGATTTTTAACCCATGCTTTTTTTAAGAAATAAAGAATTTCTTCTCTCATTTCAATTCTATCAAAATTAGTCATTCAAATAACCTTCTAAATGTTCAATAATATAATCTCTTGAATATCCCGACTTTGGATCTGGGTTATCATCTGGGTAAACAACATGGTATAAATCATCACCATCAATAATGAATATTTCTGGAACTCCGTCGATACCAAATAGTTGGAATAACTTTCTTTGTGCTCTGGAGTTAACATTACCAAACTTAAATTTGTCGCTATACTCTTCTGCTATTTTATTAAAGATTGGATCTAAAGCTTTACAAAGGTGACAAGTTGGATTTGTAAACTTAATTACATATGGTTTACCAGCTTGTGTAATCTCATGGAAATCATCAAATCCAAGCTCTCTAACTAAATTATTTGTTTTCATAGTAGCTAATTAACCTTTCTGTATACCATTTTACTTTTTTAAGATCCTCAAGCGGTGTGCCTTTGTGTTTATAGCGCATAATATATTTAATTATGTTGCCAGAACAAAAAGCTTCACCTAAACCTTGATCTTCAATTACAGTAATAGCTTCAATTTCACCAGAGTTATAGTGTGATGGATGATTTACTAATTCCTTATCCTGTTTAAGATCTCGTTCTGATTCACGATGTTTTAAATAATTTTCTGTTCTTGGGAATCTGTGATCACAATTATTCATTTTCCGTCTCCTTAACCAAATCTTCTGCCCAAGCTTGAACATTCTTATAACATTCGGGGCAGAATAACCTAACTGTTTTACTTTCATTAAACACCATTACAGACCAAGTAGTTGCTTGTTGTTTATTTAGTTTATCATAAGGTTGTTCGCATCCATTACACTTATTTGGTAAGGCATCAAACAACATTACCTTTTCTTGGATAAGTTGATTTTGTTTTTTAATCTTTCTTGCTGCTGAACTCATGGATTAAATCCTTCAATTGTTTCTGGGTTAGCACTAAATAACACTCTTTTAAGGGTTGTGCTTGCTTTGAAAAGACAAATTTGGACATATTCTTTCATCTGCTCCAAGCTCTCAAACTCAAGAAGAGTTGAGTTATGGAATAAACGATATACACCAACTTTCTGTAAGATATCGCACTTATTAACAATTAAGTCAGTAGCACCACCAACCTCAACAGCTTCAATAAGTTTATCAAGATTAAGCCAATTTACTTTACGTCTACGTCCTGTTGTAACACCATACTCTTGTCCCAAATCACCAATAAACTTTAATGTCTGGTCCTCAAGTAAAGTTGCTGGAAACAAAGGATCTTCTCCAGATCTTGTGTCATAAATCTTAGCACAAGCATATATACTTTTGATCTTCTGTGGAGCAAAGCCTAATGAGCAAGCACCATAAGGTAAACATTCACTTGAAGTAACAAATGGATAATTTCCATAATTAATATCAAGGTGGTAACCCTGTGCTCCTTCACAAAGTATATTTCCATATAGTTTTTCAGTTAAAATATAAGATTTATCTAATGTGCTATCTTTGGCAAGTAAGCCCTTTCTGGCGGCTTTGTCTCGATATGCTGGCGCAATTCCTTGTGAAGTCGTGCCAAGATGCCCTAAAGTAGCTTTATCTTCAGAAATATGCTCGTTTGTTACGATATGTGCTAGAGGATGAACTTTAACAAGTGAAGTATTGATTCCACCAGCTTTTAGCTCTTCTATCTCTTTATAAAAGGCATCAATATTTACAACACAATTAGGACCAATAACCGATGTGATACCATAAAAAACACCAGACGGAACAACGTGAGTAGAATACTTTTTACCATCGTGATAAATAGTGTGACCTGCGTTACTTCCGCCATTCCATCGACATACAAAGTTGTAATAGTTCTTGCGAGTATGTGTTTTCTTTGAAGCTAAAACATGAGTAATTTTACCCTTGCCTTCATCACCCCAAGAAGCACCATATACAATATCTACGTTTTTGATCGCTTTCATTTAATTACCTTTCCTTTGGTATCCATCTGTCCAAACATAAGACCAAATCGTGAAGAGTCAAATACAACGACCATAGATGGGAATGGTGCTGAATTTTTAGAGCCTCCAAACTTAAGCCTTCCTTTAACAAAAAGAATTTCATTAGCTTTCATACAATAATCATGGAAGAACTTTGTGTCTGTTCTGGCAGCTACTAACATTAAGATTCTTGTATTTGGCTTTTTTCCTTCCTCGTAAGCTTTCTGCATCCATTCCTTTGCTTTTGAATAAGGAGGATTACAAAATACTGTTTCTCCTCCCCAATCCTTAGAAAGTCCATCATCGTTCATGGTGTAATATTTGGAGCATTTCGCATTTGTAGCGTCTGCACATGGATCAAGTGTAAAATTATATTTAGCATTTAGTCCATCATAAAAATCTTGACTTGTAGCCCACTCGTCTTTATCGGCAGACCATACAACTTTATTCATTTAGTTCTCCTAATCCATCAAGTTCAAAAGCAAATACTTTTTCGTAATAACCACTTTCAAAACAATATATCTCATGAAGTTCAAGTGTTTCTTCAATCATTTCTTCACTTGAAGGTCTTGTTTCAAATAGTTTACGAATAAAGATACCGTATACGAGAGCAGCTTGGTTCTCATATAAACGGTATCTTACTAAATCACCATATTTAGGTTCCTGTGCTACCGAATCCACCCGCTCCACGTTCAGTGTCATTTAACCTCTCTACAAATGTAAACTCTTCGGTGCTAATCTTCTCTGGAATAGCTTGAGCAATCCTATCTCCAATCTCAAAATGGAAGTAAGTAGTGCCTGTATTGTGAAGAATAACCTTCCATTCCCCTCTATAACTTGAATCAATAACACCAGCAAGAACGTTAATACCGCTCTTTACGGCTAGTCCAGAACGAGGAGCAACACGCATATAATACTCTGGACTGAAAGAAGTGCAGATACCAACAGGCACCATCATTCTCTCATTTGGAGCGATAGAACCTTCTTCGGTAGCATACAAATCAAATCCAGCATTACCATCTGCTCTTTGTTGTAGATTAACAAATCCTGGCATTTTAATAACTTTAAGGTTTAAACTCATTTCTTCCTCTTAAAAATAACTGTTTCATCTTGGCTCGTAGCATTAGAACCAAACTCTAACCACTCTAACGTATCGTGTCCCCAATCATCATCATTTTCTTGTTGAAATCTGGCTTTCGATTGGGGCCATTCTTCTATGATTTTCTCCCAAACTTGAATTGGGATCTGAATCATTATTTTATCGTTTGATGCTTCAAATTCATGACCATTAACTTGAAGATATACATTTCCATTATCAAAAATTTCTTGATATAAATGAAAATTCGGACCATAAGATAAGGTGACTTTCGTGCTCATGACAACTCCTTATAACATTATATTTAGTTAGCAGCAAGAAGTTCGCGATACTTAAATAGTGCGATCTCCTTGAACTTAGCCTCAAGCATAATATCTACATCGTGACCGTGTGTGTTCATAGTAGACCAATAACTATCGGAGTGAGCCTGTGCGGGACACTTGATATTTTGCTCAACGGAACGCGACTGAGAGTAATGAACAACAGGCTTTACATTACCCCAAGTAGTAACGGCAATAGCAAGCGCATCAGCAGAAGACATACCACCATTATTAAGTGAATGGTGATGTTCGTCGTAAACAATTGGAATGTTGGTGTGCTTGTAAATGAGGTTATAAAGTTCCTCAACAGTATAGAGAGAGGGCTTATCATCGTTCTCCAGAGTAAAGCGGCACTTGACATTATCGGGAACAAGATCCCAATTATTAAGGAACTGAGCAACAGCCATAGGCTTGTCCTTATAAGTTGCACCAACATGAATATTGATCTTGTTGTAGTGCGTGCGAGAAAGACCCATAAGGTCAAGAATATCGGCGTGGATAGAAAGATCCTTGATGGTATTAGCGGTCACAGAAGGGTTAGAAGAAGTGAGCTTGTTAAAAGGACCAGGATGAAAACCAAGACGCTGACCGACAGAAGTAGCGTAGTCACCACACTTGCGAAGCATAGCAGCAATCTGCTCAATATTGGGAAGGTTGTAAATACCATACTCGGAAGCCCAAGGGAACATATCGGAGGACATACGGTAAAACTTGATACCGTTAGCCTCGTTCCAAAGAAGGATAGTATAAAGGTCACAAACATTTTGGTAAGCAAGCTGAGCGGCATAGTTGATACCACGCTCGTCAAAGGTCTTGCGGATCATAGTGCGATTGGTGGTCACACGGAGTTTAGCGGGACGCTCAGAAAGACCCATGTTGATGCAGGCATAGCCAAGATTAGTAGACAAGAGAAACCCTCCAAGGACAGAGTATCCAAGGAGGGTTAGAACGTCAAGGGCTTTTATTATTTTCCAACAATATTGAAAAATGCATCCATTTCAACTTTGCTTCTACCAATTGGAAATGATTTATAACCTTCCGCAAATGGATCTATTAAATTAAGAAAATAACCAGAGGAAGGAGCTTGAGAAATATTGTTCTTATCTGATTCATAAATTTTATTTCTATCTTTAAGTGTAAATTGAAAGAAAAATGTTTTAACTCTTTCTCTCAATTTTTCTAATCTTCCAACAAGCGCATCTTCTACTTTTGGATTATATTTACCACTTTTTAAAGCTTCTCTAATGTTATCAGTTGAAATAAATTTAGCTAATTGATTTTTTGTTATTTTTGCTACTTCGCTTTTTTCTGGTGCATCTGCAATTTCATTTAAAAAACCAATCAATTCTTCTTTGATAATTTGTCTTATTTTCGCTTCTGTTAATCTCATAATAAAAAAGTTCCTTACCAATTAAATAGTAAGGAACTTTTAATTTAGGCCAACAATCTTAATTGTTTGGCTACGTTATTGATACTAAAACCCCATTCATCGTGATTTGGTTTAATCATGTATGGACGATTAATGAAGACGGTATCTTTCTCTTTTACTCCCCAACATTTAACTTGAGTTTCAGTATTAGTAGAATCGATACCATTTAGAACCCAATAATCTTTACCAGTTGCAGTTTTCTTCTTTACGATCTCGCGAACAATAAACCAAGCAAGTCCTAGTTCTTCATCATATTCAGAAAGAGGTGGGACAAACTTTTCATCAAGCCTATTCATAATTTCAACAGGAACTACAAGATTTACTGGATAAACACCTGTAAGCTCTGTTAAATACTGAATCTTTTCTTCTTGGCTGAATTCTCCTTCTGGTTTATAAAGCTCAATATTCTCGATCAGATTCTTCAGTTTACGAGGACGGTCAACTGCTACTGCTGACCAGAAATGTTTAGCTCCTGTAAATCTTTCATCAACAAGAGTATCCATAGCCCCAGAACGAACAAGAACATCAATAGCTTTTTTGTTTAGCTTACTGTATGTGATTTTCTCGTTAAACAAGAATTCCTCAACTGTCTTAAATGGACGATTATTAAAGATCTGTTGAATAGCTACATCGCCAAGTCCTTTAATTGAAGAAAGTGGTTGAATTAGAGTATTTCCATCATCACCAATTTCCCACACCAATCCAGAAGTATTGATATTTAGCTTTTCAATTTTGAAACCCATAGATTTAGCAAGATTAATTGCGTATTCTTTGTTCTTCGCATCTTCTTTATCCAAGAAAGCAGCGAACCACTCTGCTTTATAATAAGTCAGTAGCCAAGCACACTGAAATGACAGGATCGAATAGCAAACGGCATGAGATTTATTGAAACCGTAGCCTGAAAAATATTCAAAGGTTTCCCACATTCTCTCTGCCTCAAGCTTGGCAATACCTTTTTCAATACAACCTTCGATAAACTTGTCATGAATCTTGTCCTTCTCCTCAAATCCTTTACCTGTTCCCTTCTTTGTTAGAAGTTTACGAAGTTTATTTCCTTCATCAAGGTCAACATCTTTACCAAGTTTATGAGCCAGAATAGCAATTTGCTCTTGGAAAATCAAAAAGCCATGAGTTTGCTTTGTGACTTCTTTTGCGATTGGATGGATATATTTGATGCTTTCTGGTTCTTCTACTGCCTTGATGTAGTCCTTATCTACATCTGCACCAAGAGGGCCTGGTCGATAAATAGATGTAATTGCTGATAAATCGATAATATTGCGTGGCTTTACTTTCTTTGCGAACTCTTGAACAGGACGCTCTGTAAATTGAAAGACACCAGCAAAGTTACCTTTCTCAAATACATTCTTGTAAACCTTAGCATCATTCATATTCATAACGTCTGGGTGTAGGTTTTCGTTATAGAAAGCCTTTACATCATCGAAAGTTGGGTTTTTGATACCCTTATGACGCTTTAGAATATGGCGAATAGCACCTTCAATCATTCGCAAAGAAGCAATACCAAGAATATCAAACTTAATAAAACCCATAGGCTCCAAATGACGGACGTTTTGACCCTCTGACCAAGGAGTTTGACGAACACCATCGGAGTTAATGAGTGGCATGTATTGATCAAGGTTTTCTCCAACTACAACCCCACCAGCATGACGAGAACAAGAACGAACTTGTCCATAAAGAGCGTTGATGTGCTCCGCAATATGAGGATACTTCTTTAGGAATTCTTGTAGTGTAGATGAATGTTTCTTTACTTCCTCAAATGTAGGAGTATAAACGCCAGATTTAATGCCATGTTCCTTCTTCGCCAAAGGCGTAGCTTCTGCCATCATTTTAGATGTTACATCATTTACTTCCTTGAAGGAAATATCGTAGAACTTGCTGATATCCTTAACAAGTGACTTAAGCTGAAGAGTGTTCCAGTTAGAAATTGGAACTACGGTAGTATCACCCCATTCCTTAATTAGCATATCCTTAAGTACCATAGGATCGGCAACGTCATAATCGATATCTGGGAAACCATCTTGGTTCTTCGTCATGAATCGCTCAAATAGAAGTCCATGCTTAATTGGATCTACCTGTGTAATTCCAAGAGCATAAGATACAAGTGAGCCAGCAGCAGAGCCACGACCAGGACCAACTAGTTGAATTCCTTGTGCTTTATCGCTAATCGCCTTCATAGTAAGGAAATACTTACTAAAACCACGATCTTCGATAATCTCAAGTTCTTGCTCTAGTTGCTTGATATAGTTTGGCTTCATAAGATTTAGTTTACGAAGACCTTCGATAGAATATTCCTTAAGTGCTTCACCAGCAGTAAAACCAGCAGGGACAACAAACTCTGGAAGGCGAACAGTTGTATCTGGCATGAAGTTTTCAATACGTTCATGCGCGATCTTATAACTGTTTGTAATGCTTTCAAGAACTAGGCTTTGCTGATAATGGGTATCACACTCTTTAGAATACTTTTGGAAAGCCTCAAACATTTGGTCACCGTTCTTTGGATAAAGCTCGTAACCAATTTCATCAACACCAGCGGGAAGCTCAGAATTACCCTCAGCCCATTCTGGTTTGCCCTTGCCTAGCCAACCAAGACGCTTATAAAGCTCACGGTCCTTCCAAGCATTAGGGTTTGGATAGTGACTGTCACAAGTAGAAACAAGTCCAATACCAAACTCTTCCTGCATTTTGATGATATACTTATTTAGAATATGCTGCTCTGGCACATTATTCCACTGTAGCTCGCCATACCAACGATCACCAAAAATGCTTACCATACGCTTGGTTGTTTCACGGAAAGAATTTAGAATAGCGTCTTCACCCTTATCTTTGTTTTCCCAATAACAACCTGCGTAAACACCACCAAGACAAGCAGAAAGAGCAATCACGCCCTCGTTATACTTTTCTAACATATCGAAATCCATACGAGGATAACGATAATAGTTTTCGGTCTTATAACTCTCCGAAACAAGCTTGAAGATATTATTAAGACCCTGCTGATTTTGAGCCAAAAGAACAAGGTGACGACGACGATTAAGAAGTGACTTAATCTCCTTCTTTGAAGCATTTTCATCTTCAACAGTAGCACCAGAAACAGATTCATCGTCTGTTGCTGCCTTCTTCTCAAGCTTGTTCTTTTCGTATTCTACACGCCAATCGGTAATAGAAGGAATAAAATAAGCTTCAACACCAAAGATAGGCTTGAAGTTCTTACCTTCCTTCTTCATCTTTTTGGCATGGAGAACTTGCCAAGAAAGACCATTCATATTTCCATGATCCGTCAAGGCAAGCGCATCCATACCATTAGAATAAGCAAATTCCATATGGTCGGGAGGATAGCCCATAGCATCAAAAATAGAACCTGCTACTGAATGGGCATGAAGCCCGACAAATGGAATGTTACTCATTTTACTCCTCGTAGTGATCGTTGTCTTCTTCGCCTACATAACCGTCGCCTGTCCAATAGGCAATCTCTTCTACATGCTGATCTTGACTATTTTCGCCCATAACGGAACCAGAAACAGGATGATCTGGATCTGTTACATGAGCTTCAATAAATTTAGTATCCACTAAAACTCCATCTGTAAATTTTAAACTCCAAGTATCTTTTACGCCATAAATGGTAATCCATCCATGATGTTTGGTGTCTTGGTCACCCAAATAAACGGCACGAAGAATTCCAAAAATAGGATGTGTTCTTTCCTCTTCTGGAACAGTATCGTACCTATAAACCTTCATAAAAAGCTTTCGATCCTTAACATAATAAGTATAGAGGGCATTTTCAAGAGATTTGGTCTGATATTCGCCCGTAGAAGGACCATTTTCGATTTCTTCAACAATCTCAACAGTATCATACATTCCCATCGGTTTCTCCAATTATAGTGTGTTTAAAATCTTTGAAATACTTTTTAATAACATCTTCAGTATAGTATTTACTCTGATCTGATCCCATATAATCACGATACCCATTCCAGCTTCCTACATTATGGTAACTCTTTGCTGGTATCGCTTCGTATTCCTTAATGATATCACTTACAAAAATATCGTCAAGACCATACAAGCGAGGATCTGGTCCTGGTATTTTATTCTTTATTCTGTTTCTAAATTGTTTAAATTGATCTCTGGAAAATGTAAATCCTAAATATTCTCCATCCATCACAGTTTTACCCTCTGGTGAAGTAACTAAATAGTTTTTATCAATTACAGAAAGCTCTTTCCTATGATATTTTAATTGCTTTGGATGATAAACACCGTATGGGAAAGCAACATAATACATATGAGGGATATACCATCGAGACATTACCCAACCAATATAAAAGGCGTGGTAAGCTCCTTGTAAGGCGGAGAAACCTAAACTATCTCTTTTACCCATGTGTTTAGACATAACCGATACATAAAATATGGGCACTCTTTCAAAAGAATTAACAACGCCTATTGCTGGGTTGAAACCTGTATAATGTGAATTAACTGGTTCATATACAAAGTTGCCTATTTTATGCTTTAATAGGGGCATAACATCTGGATAACAAACAACCCAAATAGTTTCGCATCCAGCCCAAGCACATTCTAATATGGCTCTTTCTACCATAGTATAATTTGGTCCAATAGGCATCAAACTATCGTGCCAAGGCATTTTAAAATCAAGAGCTTCACCAGAAACAGGAACAATACCTGCTAAATGAAAACTCCCTTTATTTGTCCTGTTTTCTGTGTCAATTTCGAGCATGTTTTATACATCACATAGTTAGTTGTTTTTTTCTCTTCAAAAATATCTTTGATTGTTAAATGTGTCATGGATTTAACATTATCCCAATCATGATATAAATGTGGTTTTTCTTTAACGACTTGTCTATCTATAAACTCATATTTAATTGGTCTATAGTTTTTAACACCATTAGGACGATAACCATTATTTTGTCCCTTCATGTTGTATTTGGTAAAGATACTTTTTAATGTAAACCGTAAGATGTAATCAGTCAAGTCATTTTGTAATTCCGTTTGACCATTTACATACGAGATTAAACAACCATCAGCGGGACGATTTCCACCAGCTTGTAAAAACCATAATTTATTACCATAATCCCATTCTGTTTGAACCATAGTAAAATCAAAGTTAATCATAAGAAAATGAAATATCATCCAATCGTATACAATAAGCCTTTTATTCATTTTATAGGCTCTTGCTAAACCTTCTACGCCTTCATCATCAAACAACAGGATTTCTTTTGGTTGTAACTTTATTAATCTATTGTTTTGAGTTGTTATTTTAACAAGTTCATCGTCTATTCTTAAGGTCTGTATATTTGTGCATGGTAATAAACCAGACATAGATAATGAAAAGAATAATTTGTTCCATACTTCTAACTTGCTGGAACCTATAGTTAATTCGCCTTCACTTGTTTTAATAGTTCTTGGTATGTTTTCGTGGTCTAACGCACCCCAAAAGTTATCATCAACTTCTAAAGCTTCAAATTCTGTTGGAACTTTAGCAACCGAATAAAACAAAGGCAACCCGTGAAGATAAGCATAAAGCAAACCTTCAAGGGTCGAACCTATTACTATTTTATCGTATTTATGTATTTCTTTTTTCATCAAGAATACGACGATAAGCTGCTACTGTCTTTGGATATAGATCGCTTACAATCTCCAAACAAGCTTGAGCTACAACTTGAATTTCCCACTGTGCCCCTTCATGGGTTCTAAGGTCAATAAATTTAAGTAGATTACCAAGATTTACTGTTCCATAGTATTCAGTATAAAGATTTTGTGGAAGAACACCCCTTGCTTGCTCACGACAAACACCAAGTTCCATCAATTTATTATATAGTTTTACACTATCTTCGTGATGGTCCTTAAGTGCGTCACTAACCCTACGTCCTTGAATCCACTGATCTGGTTCTTCTACCCAAGGATTAATTAGGTTTTCATTATTGCTCGCTTGTCGATTTGATTTGTGCTGCGTTCTAAATTGTTCTGGTTGGTAGAACTGTAAGTTTTCTTCAGTATATCGCCTTGAAATCTCATTATAAGACCAAGTGCGATGCCTGTGATGTTGAGAACGAACATAAAGAGGAACTTTAAATCTAAAAGTTACAAGACAGTGCTCCAATACAGAAGTATGCTTATGCCTAATAAGATAATCAATAAGCTTTTCATCTTTATCATCAAGCTCTTCTTTATGTTTTCCAAAGCTTACACGCGCTGAATTAACAACAGTAAGATCTGAACCCATACTTTCTACAAGTTCAACCTTACCAATTCCATCACCATATATCTCAATAGATTTCATTTATTCCTCTTTATGTAGGGGACCGTCTGCTGGTGGTTGTGCTTTAGTTCCAAAATAATAAGCAAAGACCATTAAACAGGTTTGCTGAATAAACTCAAGAACTTTAAGTGATTCTTGACCATTTAGCAATTCAGTAGAAGGACCAGCAACAAGTTTATCTGCCACAAAAACACCAGCGATAAGAGCAAACATCGTTGTTACGAATTGTGTAAGTGCTGAATGGTCTGATGCTGCTTTTCTGTAAATGTATTGAACCAATCCGATTACTGCCGATACAATTGCTACTGCAAACACAATAGCAATCATAGTAGAACCATATGAATCATACAAACTTGGATATTGTCTAACGCCTGTTGTATCTACAGCTACGGTTGTTTGTTCAATAGCAGGTTGTTCCCAAACTTCTATTGCTGGCTCTGGTGGAAGCTCTGCTACTACTTCTTGTGGAATTGGGTCCATCTTATTCCTCACTAATAAGGTTTTTGCTTACAAGTGTATTATGACTTTCAACAAGCTGGTCCATATTAATTTTGGACTTTGAAAGACGATAAGCCTTTACAGCACTTTTAATGTCTTCTTTGGTAAGCCAACCCTTCTCTACATAATCTTTACGAAGGTCTTTTGCTTGCTCCTTAAATGGTTCAATACAAGCCTCAATTGAAGCAAGCTGACGGATGTAGCTTGCGATATTATCTTCTTTGGACGTTACGACTTCTTGAGACATTTTCACTCCTGTGTGACTGTTGCTATAACATAGTTTTGTGTAACTAGAAAGTGTTTTTGACCTTCTAATTCAATTTCTTCAATCATATGTGATGGAACCAAAACTAAACTTTCTGGTTCATACATTTCTTTTGAATCTTCAATAACCCTCATTACTTTATATGGCTTTTCTTTTTCTTTGTAATCGGTTGGAAGAAGGAAAGCTTGCTGGGGTTTCTCTTCTGTAACCTCTACGGGTTCTATTAGCAAGTAATTGTTTCGTGGGGATAGATAATACATTAAGCACCTAATAACCTTTTGTTTAGTTCGTATTCTTCATTAGTTAGAAAGTTGGTAGTTCTTCTATTACAATATTTACAAGCAAAGTCAACTGACAATAAGTTGTTTACTGTAATTTCAATTCTACCTGTTGGTATCCAATAATGAGTTTTACTATCTTTATTGGATGGTTCACATTTTTTATCTTGTTCTTGTCTAGGAACTAAATGATTACATTTGACAGACATAAATAACCTCCATATTGATTACCATTAAAATAACCAATATGGAGGCTATCGTCAAGTTTTAAATCAACCGCACTTTGAATTTCCACAGTCAGAACAAGTAACGCATCCGTCTTGGTAAATCAAGTTAGTTGAACCACAATCTCCACAAGTTTTAACTCCTGTAGCTTTTGTACCGTCTGGAACGTAGTGCTTTAGAACTCTTGCGATTGAACGAGCAAATGAGAACATATCTGAATCTTGCTCTTTCTGCATCTGTTCTACAACATAATTGATTGGAGCACCATGACGAAGCGAAAGAGAAAGCAGACGGGTAAATGCTGAGTAATTTGGATTATCAAAGAACTTGGATACATCTTTAACTGTCAAATCATCAACTAACAAATCGTAACGAGCTTGGTTTTTACCAGTTGATACTTTTAGAAGTTGTCCTTTCTTTGCGTTCTTTGGAAGGTCAATAAGTTTATTTGCTCCTCCAAGAACTTCGTAAGGTTTACCATCCATTAAACCAACAAGAATCGTCCATTTCTCGCCTTTAATTGTAAGGTTGTGAATATCAGCTTCAAGTGTCTCTGGGCGTTTTGGAGCATTATGTTGTGGGAATTCTTCTTTTTTGGTTTCTGTAATTAAAACACCATCGCGTGAACCATCAACATAAACAGTAATTCCTTTAAGTCCAAGTTTCCATCCAAGACGATAAAGCTCGGAAACTACCTCTGGATCTGTTCCTTTTGGAAGATTGATTGTGGAAGAGATTGAATGATCGATATGTTTTTGGATTACACCTTGAATTTCAACACGACGCTTCCAGTCAATTTTATCAGATTCAGTAAAGAAGGAAGGAATTTCGTCTGTTTCAAAACGCTTTAAATAATCTTGGACATTTTGATGGTAAACTTTGTATTCAGTCCATTTATCGCCCATAGCATCTACGAAAGCTGCTACTTGATCTTGCTCATTATGAGAAAGTTTACGACGGCGAATATAGAAATTACGGAATACAGGCTCAAGACCAGATGAAGTTTGTGACATAATTGAAACAGAACCAGTTGGAGCATTTGTTAGGATGCTAATGTTTCTGCGTCCAAATGTCTTGATAGCATTTTGAAGTGAAGTTGGAAGAGATTTGATAAATTCATTATCTTTTTCAAGTTCCCAATCAAATACAGGGAAAGCTCCACGCTCTTTAGCAAGCCAAACTGACTCTTCATAAGCACATTCTTTGAGGGTTCGATAGATTTTATCAATCATAACAAGACCATCAGCAGAATCATATGGAAGACGCAAGCAAGCCAAAGCATCAGCTAATCCGTGTGTTCCAAGTCCTGTTCTACGTCCATCTGCACAAGCTCTTAGAAGGTTAGTCCAAAGTTCTTTTTCGTCTGGTGTATCGCAAGCATTTAGAATACCTGTAAGTTTCTCAATTTCAAGTTGGACCAAATCGTCGGAAAGGCGCATAGCACGTTTAGAAACTGTTTGGAACTTATCAAAATCAAAGTAAGCATTATCGTCAAATGAATTTACTACAAATGATTTAAGATTTATTGAGATAAGACGGCAAGAGTCATAAGCAGAAAGGGGGATTTCACCACAAGGATTAGTTGTAAGTGTTTTGAACCCATGATCTTTATAACTTTGTGCTGGTAGGAATTTCTCAATATTACCCCACATCAAGAGTCCTGGTTCTGCCGTTTTTGTCGCGGAATCAACAATATCCTTCCATAGCTCTCTGGCTCTAATAGTTTGAGTGTGAGTAGGAACGCTGGAATCAACAGGAAATCTAAGAACAAAATCTTGGTCTTGCTCCACAGCTTCCATAAAGTCGTCTGAGATTCTAATTGAGACATTTGCACCTGTTACCTTTGTTAAGTCATGTTTCATCTTAACGAATTTAAATACGTCTGGGTGTCTTACGTCAAGCGAAATCATAAGAGCACCACGACGACCATTTTGACCAATCATTCTACAAACATATGAGTAGAAGTCAGCAAATGACCAAGCACCTGTTGTAGTACCTGCTGAATTGTTTACAGTCATTCCTTCTGGTCGGAGGTTTGAAATATCAACACCTACACCACAACGACGCTTAAACAAATTAGCAAGATATTTGCCAGAATCCATAATTGATGAAACATTATCTTCTGGTGAAGCAACTACAACACAATTTGATAGTGATGCTACTGTCTCGTTATTACCAATTCCATACATAGGCGAACCTTGTGGAACGATATAACCAAAGTTTTTAATATCATTATAAATTGTATCGTAATCTAATGCTGTCTCACCACCAAACTTTGCTTCAATACGAGCAAATTCTTTGGCTATACGTTGGTGCATTTGATCTGGGTTTGACTCCAAATACTTACCATCTTTAGTTTTTAGGGCGTATTTTGTTGTAAATACGTTACCTGCTAATTCATCACCCTTAAAATAGGAAACGCTATTAGCATTAACCTCTTCTTTACTATACATCTTCGTTCTCCGTTTTCTTTTTCTTATATTTAGAATACTTCTTCTTTAGGTTGTCTTCTTGTTCTTTTGAACTTTTAACCATTATATCCGATGGTGTCTCTCCTGTCGAGGGCAATACTTTAATCTTGACATTAGAAGTATCCATGAAGATTGGATATACAAGACCATCTGGACCATTACGGTTTTTAGCTACAAAGATACGACCAGAGTTAGTAGTTTTATCTTCAACAGTTCGTGACACAGAGAAAATAAAATCTGCTACGAAGCACTTGTTAAATGCTTCGCTAATGCTTTCCATAGTAATAACTTCTGCGTTTAGACCAGAACGATTTGTTTGTGATGCGGTCCAAACAGGGCAAGTATACTCTTGGGCTAATCCTCGTAGCTCCTCATAAATAGTTTCAAGTTCCTGTCTCTTCTCCTTTTGATTAGAAATAGGACGAAGAAGATCACCATAGTCAACTATGATCATATCTGGTTTGATACCCTTAATTTTTAGTTTCTCAAGATGAAGCTTTAGAGTATTTGTAGAAGCAGATTTGGTAGGATATTCCTTAACAATTAGCTTTCCAGCAAGCTCTTGGACTGATTGGAAAATCTGTTCCTTAAATGAAAACAGATTCTTCAATTCAATACCCGTAAGACAACTATCGTAACGTGAAGCTACAACTGAATCAGCAAGCTCAAGGGTATAGTGAACTACGGTTTTGCCAGCTTTAATCGCCTCCGTTCCAAGATGAACAAGAACCATCGATTTACCAGCACCCGTAGGAGCAATTACAACTCCAAGCTCTCCTGTTCCAAGTCCACCCTTACAGATAGAATCAATCTCTGCCCAACCCATAGAGAGTGGATTACGAGATTTAAGTTGGAATCTCTTTTCAAAATCTACAAGATAATCATAACCAAAGTCAGATGTGGTGCCAAGCTTTAGTGCTTCGTTAATTGTCTTTGAGATTTCATCAAAAGAAGCACTTTGAAGAAGCTTTACCGACTTCAACATAGCTTCCTTTAGCTTTTGCTTCTTACAGAAATCAAGTGAGGTTTCCTTAACGAAATCCGCACCTTCTGGTTCTTTATCGTGAATACGGGCAAAGTAATCACGAACTTGCTTTTGAACTGTTTCGTTTTGATCTTCAAGACCTGTGCGAACAAGCGTAGTCATAATATCAAACGTAGGATGAATCTTATATTTGTCTTTATAACTAAAGATAAGATTTACAAACGCTTGAAGATATTTAAGTTCAAGAAATTCTGTTGAAAACACTTCACGAATTTGATCGCTAAAAGGTCTATCAAGAAGAATCAGTTGAGCCAGATTTTCTTGAAATGCGCGGCCAAAACGACTAAAGTCGTTCTTTTCTGTTGTCGTCATAAGACACCTATTGGGGAATTAGATAGTAATACGGTTAGCTGGAGAAGTCAACTACCAAGCGCGGCAAGACCAATAACGTGCTTTGGTCTTTGGTCCTGGGTTTTTACAATTGTGGCGTGCTCTAAAAGATTTGCGTCTTGCAGGAACATTCTTTTTAATTTTCATGTTCTTGTCGCCAAAGTTAACTTTCTTTACGTTTCCAGTTTTTGGATCTCTAACGTAAACTTTTGATTTCTTAACATCACCCTTCATAGGTTTGTTAAGTTGAACAGTTCTACCTTGATACTTGGCTTCAGTCAATACTTGTTTTGAATCAAGTAAATGTTCTAACAAGCAAGCTTCGCAAACTGGGGTTCCGTCCGATAATGTAGCATCATGCACCATTTCTTCAAGGAACATTTGCTTAACTATTTTCTTAACTGTTTCAAATAAATTGGTCATGTTTTAATTAGTCCTTCTTTTTCTTTTTCGTCCATGAGATAGGAGAAGAAGATTTCTTTTTTCTTAATGGTCCTTTACCAGCAGATTTACACTGTGCTTTAGTTGGTCTACAAGCTGGGTACTTACCACCTTTATCGGCAGAATCACGACCACAAGGACCGCCAGTTCTACAATTTACCCAACCTTTTCCATCATTTCTCGCAAACCATCCATGAAGACCTTGCTCTTTTTCTTTGGAGAAGTTTGGTTTATAAGCTTTTTTTTTAGCTTCTTCAATAATTTCTACTTGTCCAAGGTCAATATCTTCATTTTTCTTTTTACCTTGACAGTGAGCACGTTGAGAAAAACCTTTTGGATTTTTACAATCAATTGAACGCTTATATTTCTCTGACCATTCTTCTTCAATTACTTCAACTTCTTCAAGTAACAAAGCATCATCGATTTCTTGATCAGACATATTCTCGCTTATACCTTTCCAAATCTTTCCTTGGCGGCACTTAACAACAGCACCAGAAGCATAAGCAGAAGGCCAAACATCATATTTACGTTTAGCTATTCTTGTACAGCGATCACCAGATTTAGATTTCTTTTTTGATTCTGTAACGACTTCTACACCAGCACCAATAACTCCTAATATATCAGAGGACTTTGAAGAGGAAATTATTTTAGGTATTGCTGAAACTATTCCTGCTACACCTGTAATGTCTCCATTTAGGGCACTAAAAATTCCAAAAGCTAAAGAAGCTATTAAAGCTCCATTAGCAACTTTTTCTATACCTTTTTCTTCATTTCCGTTTCCAAGTTTATTTAACGCATTATGTAACATAAGATATGCTTTGGTTCCAACTTGCTGATTTTCTTTAAATTGTGATGTTTTCTGTGATGCAGCTTGTTGTAACTTTTCAACTGCTTGTGCGACTTCTGCTTTATCTTCATCGGATAAAACTAAATTAAACATATTAATTAAAGATATAAATGCTTGTGATGGATTTGTTTTAACACTAGGTAAAGAAGCTAATAATTTTTTTGTTTCGTCTGTTGCTAAATTTTGCTTTGTTGTTTGGTCTGGCCCAGGGCTACCAGAAGACATTTTAGAATACTGTTTGACTAACGTTAATATTGAACTAGGATTTTTTAAATCTACTTTTAACGTTTGTGCCTCTGGTGTTGTATTCAATTCTTCTGTAAGATACCTACGCCAGTTCTCTAGTATTAGTTTTTGTTGCATACCCTAAATAGTACCATTAGCCACAAATTTCTTCATAGCTGTAATCAAATATGAATGATCTACAGTTCCAAATCCATCTTGTATAGACATTTTTTTAAACTCTAGTTGGTTTAGTTCTGGTTGGAAGGTTTCTAATGTTTCATTCATATGACTTCTAACTTGTGGAGAGATATGTGGAGTCGCTAGTTGCATGAGGCGATAATTGTCGCTAATCACCTCACCATTTGAGGCGATTGATGTAAAGCACTTAATCTTTGGATCTTGTGTTTTACAATACTCAACTAATTCGTTAACAGTGCAGAATTTACTTAATTGAAGTAATGGAACCCTCTTGGAAAGAGTTTTCATTCCTACCCCTCCAACTCCTTTAAGATTGTCGGAAGTATCGCCAGAAACAGCCCTAGCTAAAGCAAAGTTATTTGGATGAACACCATATTCAGCCAACACTTTCTTTGTTGTTAGAATTTGTTCTTGAATAGGTCTAAATAGAATAGTTTTGTCATTAATAAGCTGAATAAAATCTTTATCTGATGATACAATTACTTTCTGCCAATCTCTATAATGAGAATGGGTAGCAACATACGAAACTAAATCGTCTGCTTCAATATTGGGATACATAAACTGAATGATTGGGAAATTATTAAAGTATTCGGCCAATCTTGTTTGTTGCCAGATTTTATTCTCAAGCTCTTGGTTCTCGTCTAAGTTTCTAACATCACGATTAAGTCGAATTGGATTACGACCTTCTTTGTAATTGGAATTCATACTCTTTCGCTTTTTAGAACCATTCTCACCATCCCAACAAATAATAATTTGGTCTGGTTGAGTTTGTTTAATAAGCTTTTGAAGAATATTAATCGTGCCAACTACTCCTCCAACTGGTTGACCGTTTGGAGATAAAGTAGGATTTGTAATATAAGCTCTAATGAACATATTAAGAGCATCTACAATCATCAATCTTGGCATTTAATAACATCCTCCTTAAATAAATATTTATAACTTTGGGCTTCGGTAAGATAAACGTAATAAATGTCTGGATAAATCTGCATAATAACACCTAATAGCGAATACTCTCTAAATAAGGTTTGTTGCCTTGTTGGAGTATCCGCTAATAGGTGTGAGCTAAATGATGGACTAAATTTATTAACCCATACTAAATCGCCCACATTAAGCATGTTTGTCGCATAGAGTTTTGACCCAAGACCTTTCGCGCCTCTTTTGGGCCTCTTCTCCACAAACCTCACAAGTTTTATAAGACCTATTTTCTACTTCGGCAATAAGGTTGGAGATTTCCAGATAAACTTCATGCGGACATTCCTCGCCGCTATCGATATAGAACCTAAGTCCTCCAAACTTTTCCTTGACTTGTGCTGCCGTAATGTGGTAATCGCTATTTACTTGAGTATTATTATACTTCTCGCTAACTTCTGCGATTTCAGCAATAAGGTCTTTCCAACCGCCAGAACACTCAAAGTAAGAAAGACGAGCAAAGGTCTTTGGATACTTATTGGTAATTTCAACTTCCCACGTTTGGTTCATTTTTTCTCCTTTTGATTTCGCTTCCAACAGCGTTAATAGTTTCAAAAACAATATCACTAATAGACAAAGAGCGACCACTATTTTGAAGATCTAACATCTTGTTCATCATTATATCACAACTATAAGCCATAGCATAATGAACTTGTTCTAATCCTTCTACCATTTCTTCTTCTGTAAGACGGCGAGTAGAAGTTGTCCCATCTTTCTTTCTGATTATCCAACAACCCTCTTTGGCTCTTTCCCAAGGATTATTATAATCGATATAGCGTTGGTTACCAGCACTATAGCTAATTTTATTCTCACTCATTATAAATCCTCATAGTTTCAATCTTACCATCTTCGGAGGAATAAACAACCTTCTTGATACCAACATACTGCATGGCAGCTTCGCACATAGGACAAGGCTTAGAGTTCTTCAGATCTCCACACTTTCCAACGCGAACAACATAAATGGTAGCACCCTCAGTCACAGAACGATCAAGACCAAGAATTGCTCCAATCTCAGCATGAACAGTAGCATGACCACGCTGCTTCTTACGAAACTGATTAGCCCATGCCTTATACTTATTCTTATTACAGGAGGTATTTAGAACGGCTCCAGCACGAACAAGAACAGCACCATGCTTGTATTCCTTAAACTCGGTCTGCTGTGCGATTCGTGCGGCAAGGTCAATAAACCGCTGCTTCTTCTTAGACAACTTCGGGTCCAACTCCATGATGTTCAATCTCCAACACCAAGATAGTAACAAGGCTTCCTAAGAGCGTCAACCCCTAGGAAGCCTTTGTTTTATTCTACTTCTGCGTCTATATCGTCTGGTCCTTCACCATCAATATTATAATAATTTGATGCGTGACCTTCTTTTGTTTCAAAGTTCTTAATTAATTCTTTATCCATAATTTCAAGAACTCTTGACCTAAACTTTGGACTTTGTAGTTTTTCATTCCACATAGCAGCTTGGAATTTCTCTTTTGTTCCATCTTCATAAACAATTGAGGACCATGCACCAGCTTGTTCAAAGTGAGGAGAGGACTTAATTGCTTCTAACCATGATTCTTCATCTTGGATAGAGATATCTTCACCACCCCATAAGATTTTGAAAGTGCATTCTCTACCTTCTGTTCCAAAACGAGATTTCTTCAATCTTGCTTTTACTTCTGAACCAATTCTAAAACCCTTCTCGTCAGTAACGTAGGATGCCTTGGATTTGCGTCCTGTAAGCCATATACGGAGCGAATAAGCATAAGGTAGTGCTTTGCCTCCTGGTGTGAAATAAGGCTCTACAAGGGCTTCTGCGGGCGTGCTGGTGATGTTTGTTTTAAGCTGGTTCAACACTATAACCGTTGAGTGAGCATTAGCAATAGGCTGAACTAACTTCGACATTCCTTTTGAAAGAATACGAGGTTTTTGAGCCATAGAAGATTGAGGATTAAAGTCACCTTCTAAATCTGCGTTTGCTGGAGTTAAAGCGAGTGAATCCCAAATATAAAGGGTTCTTTCATTTAGGGTTGTTTCGATAGTTTCAAGAACAAATTCTACCGATTGAGCTTGAACATATAGAAGCTGACCAACATCGCATCCAGCATTAGCCAAGAATTGAGAGTCAAGAGCAGATTCGGAGTCAAAGTAAATAACATTAAAGCCCATTTTTTGAGCATTAGCCGCAATTTGAGCAGCCATATATGATTTACCAGAAGCCTCAAGACCAGCAATCTCTACAATTTTACCTACGGGAATTCCAGCTAATTTGCCTTTACAAATAATTGAATCAAGCCAGCGTGAACCTGTTGGTATCCATTCTGTTACGTTTGTTGGGTTATCATCAACAAGATTG